ATGGGACTTATTAAATACTTATTTATAAGACGCCCAATCGCATATCCAAACGCACCGGCTGCCAGTACAGCGAGTATTGGTCCCAGAAATGGAATAATAAGTTTTACAAGACCACCTATCCCTACCTTTAGAAGTGAAGCAAGTGGTGAAATAAGTTTAGTAAAACGACCAAAAAGACTTCTTATCACTGAGATTCCTATTAACAAATACTTCCAGATAGAAGTTCCTACTCCCTTCAATCTTTTCCTCAATCCTCCCATTTCCTTACTTACTTCATAAACTCCTTTCCTAGTCTTCTTCATTTCAAGAGCTTGTTCTTTACTCATTTCTAAAGATTTTCTTTCTACTCCAGGAAAGAACGATCTAAAGAAACTAAGAGTTTCTAACATCTTAGTAGTATTGTCAGCAACTATATCAATAGCTACTCGTCCAGGTGCTACTATTTCTTTTTTCTTTCTAAAAAGACCCATAATTCCTTTTCTTTCTCTTGTTAACATCTCCGCTTGCTTTTTTGAGAAAATTATCTGTCTATCTCCTAGTTTCTGGACAGCAAGTTCAAAGGGTACAGCTGCACCCCGTAGCATTTTTCGAGCGACCCTCCACGTAGGTTTTTCTAACTCTTCTGCTTTTCCTGTTTGGAACTCAAGAAGCTGTTTCATATAGTAGTTTAACTGGTCAAGTTTAAACATTCCCTCTGAATAAATTATACTAAGAAGACCAACTATTTTCTCAAACGCATTAGGAGCTCTTGTTGCGGCTCGAACAGCACTTATATACTTCCCCCGAGCTGCAAAGAAAAATCTAAATGGAAAAGTAAAAGTTCTTCCCAACCGTTGTGTAAACATTATTAAAGTTCTAAAAACAGGATGCATAACTAATGTTCTTTGCCAAGCTAATCTTAAACGAGACGACATCCCAAGTAAGCCAACTTTTAAATCAAGAGTAGCTTTTAACATTCTGTCTTGCCAACTCATTTGTATTTTATTTGTTGCTCTTTGGAAACCACGTATAAAATCTCCAATTATCGATCTTCGTTTCTTCTCCATTTCACCAACATAAGTCTCTGTACGAGCCATATGTCTTGACAGAGATGTTATACTGTGTAATAGTAAACTTTGAGTTTTTCTAATTTCTACTCGTTTGTCAATTCTCTCAAGTAAATCATCAATTGGTACAACAACTTCTGCTGGATGAACTTCAGCAACACCACCTCTCTCAACATAACCCCCTCGTTGTAACTTTGGAGCTTTCTCCTCTACTTCTTCTGCTGTACCTACCACTCCTTTTGGTTTTCTTGAAAATAATTCTCGTACTTTGCTTCCAACTGTTGTTGCCACAGTTGAAATAGTAGTACTAATCCGTTCCTTAAGTCTCTTAGTTGCGTTCTTAAAAACGTCAGTCTCCATAAACTTAGCTGCGAAATATCCAAAAAGTGGAGTTGCTCGTGCCAAAGACATTGCTATTACATTCTGTCTATTTACACTGATATCTTCACTTATAGCTTTTCCATATTGAGAAACTGATTCTTTAGTTGCTCTAGCTGTAGATACTGTAATATTTTTCATTCCAGTAGCTAACCGTTGCATAGTCATTCCAAGTTTGTCTAATACTCTGTTTACTGCTGGAACTACTGACTCTATTTCTTCACCTGGTGCTTCTTTTATTTCTTTTAGTATATCGTCTGTTTCTTTCTGTTTTACAGCAATAGAACTAACTTGTGAAGTTATCTTTTTTGTAGCATCCTGGGCATCTTTATTCATTCTATTCATTGTATCAGATAAACTACTAATTTGTTTAACTCGGTCAGTAGTTTCTTTATCAGCTTCTTCTATGAGTACTTTCGTCTTTGGAGGCAGATTTGGTGGTCTATCTGGTTTATCAGGCATCTAATTTTTATCTCCTTAGGTCTTTACTTTATAATTGGTTGATCGCTTTAGATACTTTTGCTCCAAGTCCATGTTCAGAACATATACAAATTACTTCAGATGGGTATATTAGTTCTTGAACACAAAAAACATTCAAATTTTTGTATCCAAAAGATTGTTTATATGAACTGTATAAAGGACCTATAATATGTGAGAACTTTCTAGCCAATGAGAAAAATACTTCGAAATTCCTTAAAAACAACTTTACAGTCACTATGTAGTCTCTTAGCTGTCTCGTAAACTCATCCTCTCCCAATGTTGTAATACTAGAAAAAGTAGAATGAAGTACATTGAAGTATTTACCTAAACTACTGTTTGTAATTTCTTTTCCGCTTAGTTCTAACTTTCTAAACATAAATGAAACTACTTCCTCAACATCTGAATCCTTTATTTTATCTTTTTCTAAGCTAAAAATAATCCTCCATAAATTTTTATAATAAGTGATTAGTTCAGGTTTAAACAAATTAAAAAACATGGTTGGTTTTTTGCTTGCAACCATATGCATAAGTTCATGAACAGTTACAGCTGCTATATAGTTATTAGATACATGCGCGAAAAAGTTCACGTTATTATCTATAAGAACATAAATCTTCTTAGTTTTTACTGGTTCGAAGAAAGCAACAGTAGCCCGTTGTGATCTTGGAGTAAAGAATTTCCTTGCAACAAACCCTAATATTGTTTTTGACAAAAAACATGGAACTATTTGTTTTCTGTCAACAAGAGATTCTACCTTCTTTGCTGCGGATTTGGTTCTTTTAGACTTTGTAAGTGCTTTTATAAAAGATTTATTCAACCCATCAGAACCAAACAGTTCAATTCCATCAAGTCTAGCAACTACATGTAGACCTGTAGGAACAACAAAAACTTCGTTTAAGTATGTCTGTAAATTACTTACTTCTTCGTATCTCATCTATGTCTCCCTCTCCTCTATTATACATAGAAAGGATATCTACAAACCCTCCCATATCTTCAATATTATCTTTAACATGTCTCATAACTGCTTGGTTTGTAATCTCTTTTTTACCAATATTAAACTCAATTACTTTATTTAAATCACTCATTTGAAGTTTCGTAACACTTTCTATTAATAAAGGAGGGTCCCATTTACGAACATAAAAAGCAGCAGATGTCGCTAAAGCTAAGTCGTCATAACTATCTGAGTCAGCTTCCACACGACCACTTGTTTTAGAAACAAGACTGATAAGTTCTAGAACCAACCTTTTTGACTTCACAATTTCAGGAAATTCAGAAACATATGAATATAAAGCATCAATCATTAATGGTCTCGTTTTTGCAGAAGTAGTTAGTCCAGGTACTAATTTTCCCATCCCTCGTTTTTCTTTATACAACATCAACGAAAACTCTGAACTATTTATTTCTTCTACTACTTGATTTCCATAAGAATTTGATTCCACTACTAAACATCCAGGATATAAAGTGCAAGCCAACATAACTACTTTTATAAAATCTTTAACTTGACATTTTCCTTGAAATTCCCAAACTTGTTCTAAAGTTTGGTAGTCCCAAACTGTTATAGCAGACTTATCTGATCCATGTTCTGGCGCTGTATCTACTCCAATCAAATAAAATCTCTCAGGAACTGGTTCTGAAAATTTCCAGATCTCCCCATTATACATCCTTACCTTCTCTATTGGTTCTACTTCTAATTCTTGAAGTTTTTCGACTATCTCTGCGGAAAAGAATGAACCAGTCGTAGAAATAAATTTTAACTCTAGTTCCTGTTGAATTTTCCTTGAATCGTTATTAAACAATTTACATTGGTTTTTATACCAATCAGGATCACTAGCTAACTGTGGTATATTCTTCCAATGTATCCTAAATGGAAAGAATAGCTCATCTCCAGTTATAGCATTTGTATACTTATCAAAGAACCACTTTCCTACTCCATGAGTCTTATTCGGAGTCGATAAAATAACTGTTCCAAAAGGGATTTCATTTCTCCTAGCCACCATCTGGTTTGTTGAAAGAGCAGGAACCATAGCAGTCCAAGCAGTATCAATAAACTTAATAAATGCACCCTCATCTATAACTAAGAGAGTAATTGCTTTACCACGAAGAGTTTTTTCTGGTGATGTTGGTGCCACAGGAGAAGCATGTACTTTGCTTCCATTTGTTAAAATAAATGATTGTTCAGTTCTTTTTGCAAAACCTCGTCCAACGATTCCTTTTGGAGGTTTCATCCAATCAGGAACTTTCTCAATCATCCCTCTTATATTTCTAGCAAAGTCAGTTGCTTCTTTCCCATCTTTCGAAATGATCCCAACAACTACATTATCATAGAACAAACATAACCACGCTGAATATGCTTGAATAGCAGTGGAAATTCCAATCTGTCTACTTTTCAGAACTAATACATATCTTTTTTTATTTATAAGACTTATCAATTCTAGTTGTTTTCCGTAAGGTTTCATTAGAACGTCACCACCAGGAAGTTCTATGTATATGTAATGCTCACAAAAATAGCTAAAATCGTACTTGCATCTAAAAAACTCAGAGACTCTGTTCTCTACTTTTATTATCTTTGTTTTTTCAATATTTACGTTCATTTTTTACCTAATAGAAGGTTTATTTATATTTTGTTCTATACTTTAGATAATTCTATATATCTGGAAATTCTATATATATTAATAATTGAAGTAAAGGTGAGGTTGTTTTTTCGCTGACTAAAACTAAATGTTCTAACAAGAAAAAGGGGAAATCATGCTAGCTAGAAATGATCTTGACAAATTTAAGACCTTAAGAATCAGCAGCGATTATGTTACTTGTTTTAGTAAGAGAAACCTTACAAAATATTAGTTTTTTGTTTTTCCTTAGGATAAAACGCTGGAAACAGCGCCTAAGGAAAGTTTTTTGTACAAAAAATTATATTTTTTTGTTCGTTCTAATTAAGTTGATTCTAGCAACTGACTGCCATTCTCCTGATTTGTTGAAAACTAATTCGCTAGACCACAAAATATATTTTCCAGACAAATCAACATAGTCTGCTGCTCTAGTATCAAACTTTACTGGTTCACCAACATTCATTAAATTTAAAATTGGTAAGTTCCTTTCTAAGTCTATACTAACAGTAGCTAAGTCTGACATTATTCTTGCAACTCTTGAGTCAAACTGAGTAGACGAGAGGGAATATCCAGTATCATCATTATAGTATCGAACTCTCGTTTCTGTTGATATATCAGGATCAACTTGAATAGTTTTGTTTTTGTAAATTAGTCCGTAATTAGCGCAGATAGTTTTTAAGTCTTGTTCAATTATATAGTATAGTTTATTTGAAGGTTTAATAACGTATCTTAACGTCGGCGCCATAATCGCAAACTTTGCATTAGCAGAAAAATCATTATCTATCTCTGTATATGTATAAAAGTTTTTTCCATCGATACTCTTATCAATTATCTTTTCGTTTCTTTCTCCCCCAGCACTTAATTGATATACTGTAAATGTTTGATTCTTATTTAACTTTTTAGTAAGGTTCTTTATATACAATTTATTGTCATGTTGGCAAAATACTCCTGGTACTCCTTCAAATAAACCAAACCTCTTATCTAAATACCCATCGAACTCGTCAGGACCTACATTAGACTCTTCTTTTATAATTTTATAGAAAGTAGTTGGAGGAATACAAACTTGGTCAATAAGCTGTTTATTTTCACCGTCAGAGTCGTACTCTAAACTAACATTTACTTTTCCTGCTAAATCTTCCAGAATTTGTCTCAGAGTCACACCAGTATAAACTTCATTAACAATTGTGCTCATAGTTTTAAATGGCTTTCGACAAACAGTCGGTATTATAAATGGAGTTCTTTCTTTCTGAAGGACTGTTTCTGGAGTTTCTTGTTTTTGAACAATTTTAGAATCTGCTTTAGCGTACATCAATTCTAGATCTACTTGTTCCATTGGTGGAGCTCCTGGTTGACCAAGATATCTTACATTTAACTTTATTGGATCTGTTCCAAAAATATCTTGTAAGATAAAATCACTAGGGTCAGCTAGCAATTCTAACAAAACGACCTGATAGGCAGTACTCAAAGACGAAACAATTCTAACTGAACGAAGATCATTTGTAAAATCTAAGTTCTTGATTGTCATTTGAATATCATATCCTCTAGTAGGAACATAGTATCTCTCTGAAGGCATAAACATCTCCTTTTTATAATTTGTTCAAACTACTTACGAAAACAAAGGTACAAAAAAAGAAGGAAGAAAATCTGTCCTTCTTTTCATAACTTTATAAAAAAGCCACCATCTGGTTCGGAACTATCAGGACCCGTTCAGCAATGTCTTCTAACAAAACTTTAGCATTAAGATTTCTCTCACTACTACTAAATCTAGTTATGGCTAGAAACATGTTCCAGTTAGAAGTAACTGGTGACTGATTAGTTAATTCCTCTAACATAACTGATACCCTCTCTCTTCTTTTTTTACCAACTTCTTCAATAAGGTCTAAAATTCTTAACACGTCATCTTCTGGTAAAGAACTATTGAAATTATCTTCAATAAGAGACACAATATTCTGCGAAAAAACTGAGATATAATTTCCAACAGCAGCACTTACTTCAGCTCTTGAACTTTCAATATGTACTTGAGATATCGTACCCAGTTTAGTTCTAAAACCAAATCCAGTCCAATTCCAGTCATTGGGATTTCCCGAGAGATCTCCTTGTCTTGGTAAGTAGTTTGTCTCGGACATACATATACCAAACTCAACAATAGCTTTTCTAGTTCCATTATAGCTGTTCCTTACTATAAGCATTGGATAAATGTCTCCAATTTGCGGAACATTCGAAGGATGTTGGATAATGATCTCATTATGCATCTGTGCTAAGTTACCAGAGAAAAAAGGTCGCTCAATTAAAATTGGGTTTCTGGTTTCAGAAATGGAGTCTCTTATTTGTTGGTTAAGAATATCATTCCCAACAAACTTATACAGGTCAGAAAGCAATCCTACAAAACGAAACTGATCACTTCCCTCCTTCTTAATAAATAACGCAAGGTAAGGCAATTCAAAGTCATCTAAGAGATCATGTCCTGGTCCCTTCATTGTAATTAACTTCCTGTAAATTACTTCACCATATCTATCAGAATAAAGAAAACAACCAGCACCAAGGTTAACTAAGTCCATAGACTCAGCTCGTTCTTCAAAACTCATGATATATTACAACCCCTTTCTTTCATCTTTCTTACAAACTTCCTAAAATTGTTACTAGAAGTTCTCATAGTATGAAAATTTACAACTCCTCCAATAGCCTTTCTTAAATCGTCTTCAAAAACCTTTCTAAAAATATTGAAGTTTCTAAACTGGTTTTCTGTAAGGATATTGACACAGAACTCTACCAATTCCTCTTTTGACATTCTTCCAGTACTACCCCATCTATTCTTTATAAAATTTATTCCATCTTGATCTACTTTTATAATATAAGTAGCCTCATGAACTGTTCTTCTGTCTCCTTGTCCAGTCGAGTTAGGGAAGGAATGGATACGCAACGGACCACTAAGAGACTTCTTCATTTTATTTTCTCAGCAAAGAACCACATATATATATCTCGACCTTTAAATTCATAATCTTCTATAACTCCCTTTACTTCGAACCTTCCTTCTAACTCAAAGAAATATTTAGCTCGTTTTGGTGTCCAAATGCTTGCATGTGGATCATATGGTTCATTTAGAAGTTCAGTTGTAGTTAAGATATTTTCTGCTTCAAAACTTGGAGAAAAAGGGTCTTCTTTAAGGACTCGACTCGCCAATTTCTCATAATTTGGAACAATTACATCAACTGGGTCTTTAACATTTAAACATTCAGAAAGAAGGTATATAAAAAACGGAACTTTAACCATCGGAACATGTTCTAGAAATCTATAAATTACAATTTTATCAAAATAATATAAGTATTTTGGAAGAAAATTTTCCCATGATTCATTACAAAAAACTTCTTCTGTTTGTAGTTTACTATGGTTCCAAAAACAATGTTTTTCTTCAATTGCACCACGATTTTTTAGACTTCCAGGGGGAGAATACATTGGATCAAGGTTAACTAGAAAATAAGTTTCTAGGCTATCCAACCATAGAGGTTTTATTTTTCCAGCACCAATATTCAGTATTGATGGTTTTAAATTAGTCATAATAAGCTCCTATCCGTCCATCCAGCATCTTTCTATATATTGAAGATCTTCATACTTAACACCACTTATACCACAGGCTTTAAATGACCTAATTATTCTATTCTTAAAACTTCGTAGTGTCTCGTCTTCTTTCATATTAGTTATTTCCATTCCAATATCAATTTCGTCAGCCCAAGAATATCTTTGCATACTTAAGTCTTTCTTATTGAAATATTCATAAATAAATTCAGTAAATGACTCAAAAACATCGTCATCGTTTTTTGCTTCCAACTCTTCATTTTTTATATATTCTTTATATTTGTCTCCCAAATCTTGTCTGAGCTTTTCGATATCAAATGTCGATCCCCAAATAACAAAACTAGAGGAACTAGAGTTAGTTATAAAATCAAGTTTCAGTTTCATTCTTTTTTTTCCTTCTTCCTCTTTTCTTTTCGAGTCTTTCAATCTCTTCCGCACATAATTTAATTTCGTCTTCTACTTGTTTCAAGTCAAATGTCACTTCTACTTCTTGTCTCTTAGCTTGAAGTTCCAATCTTTTCGTTTCTAAGTCTTTCTTCTTTTTTATTAAATTTTCAAGATCAATCTCATTTTTTCTCAAGTATGGTTTCACTATAAACTTCATACCCAGCCATATAATAACAATGATCAGTACAAAAGATAATAAAGCTTGCGCTAACATAATCAATCACTCCTTCTTAGGTAAGTCCCTGAAACGTTTATAGTTCCAGGGACTTCGGGTTTACTTACCAACAGTTGCTCCTCTTGGAATACTGAGATCTAATCCTAATTGTCTCATTGCCATTAGCGACATAACGTCTGACATAGACAATGCATCTCCATCAACACCTCCTCCTCCCATTATAACAGAAGGAACTTTCCTTTTAGAAAAAGCATCAGCCCATATCGACATAACTTTCTCATAGGTTTCAAGTTTCTGTTTTAGGGCACCATCAGCAGCTAGTACTAGCCGTTTCCTTTCTGCTTCACCCTGTCCAAGAAGAATCTGTTGTTGCTTTGTTAATGCAGCTGCTTCTTTGTCAAGTTTAGCTACTGCTTTTCTCTGTTCACCAGCAATAACCTGAACTTCCTTTTCTCTATTAGCAACAACTACAGCCCGAACTTTAATTTGTTCCTCTTCATATCGGGCTTTCGCTACATTTGCTTTACCTTGTGCCTCAAGAGTTAGTTTATTCTGTTCGGCCTCCTGAGCTTTTGCTTTAGCAGTTGCAACCGCCATTAACGCTTCTTGTTGAGTGGCGATCTGGTTATTTACCTTTTTCTCGTAAACAAACTTTTTAATTTCAAAGTTCTGCAAACGAATACCAGTCCCCTTTAGAGGATTAGGATGATAGAGAGGGTTCCCATTTTCATCTACTTTTACTACTTTGAACGTTTTGGTAACCATCTCACCAGAAACCAAATCTTTTATTTTCTTTTCTATAGCAGTAGTCTGGTACAAACCGTTTATAATCTGGTCCCTAGCCCACATTACATAGTCAGCCCTTTGTGTAGAATAACTTTCTCTAGCAGTCATAAGGTTTGCTGTTAACCTTAAAACATTTCTGATTGTAGGAAGAATCAATTTCTGTTCCATATCTTTATACTTTTTATGTCCACGTACAGTCGTTAAAGAAATCGCTTCAGATTCCGTAATTGGAAGAATAATACGTAGAGTTCCAGAAAGATTACATAATGACCCATCTACAAATCTAACTTCAATGCTTTGATCTATTTTTTCTCCTTCTAATATATCAGCTGTAAAGAAGAAAGTTTCTGCCTTTGGCCAAGGTTCAATATCACCAAACATCTGGAACCATAACCCAGGGTCCATTTTAGCGGACATTTTTCCAGATACAGCAGCTTGTTTTACTTGATACGTCCCCTTTTCTACAGTTTCAATAAGGCTACCCCCTAAAATAAGACCGACAATTATAACGACACCGATAAGTATTAAACCAAGAATTTTCTTGTTCATTTTTTCTCCTCTTTGTTTTTTTGTTAAACAAATTCGACTACAATACTTTTCGTAAAAGGTTTGATATAGAAGTCAAAGTACTTTTGTCTGTCTATATCGTCGACTTCCATCATCTTCATTGTTTGTTTAGTAATTTCGAGACTGCCATACTCCTTTAAGAAAACATTATATTTCTCATCTTCCATAGGAATACAAAACAGTTCTGGGTCTTTCGAAAACATTATCTCATCTTTTATTTCTTGTAAACGTTTAAATATCCTTGACGGAATATTAAAGTTTATCTTCACAATTTTTTCATAAATTTGGTTAATTCTTTCATATTTATATGGGACTCCTTTTATTATTACCTCGTTACCGTCAAAAGCAATGTACTTAGACCGGTCAATAGATATAATAAAAATCTCAAACATCAAACGTAATTCAAGCGGGATATAACCTCCTATCTCTTCTGTTAATGTTCTTGTTACAATAATCCCATCATACTGTCTTAAGATTAACTCTTCGTCCTTCACTTGATTCCTTAGTAGATATTCGTCTATTAGATAATTTGTTTGACTTCGTAATACATTTACAAACCTAGGATTTTGTTTCATCAACTTTCCAATTTGGATGTTCCGTTTTTCTTTATCATGTTTATCTATATTCGAAAGGTCAAAACCCAGTCGTTCCAATATTGTATAGTGACAAGCTCTAACATCATATAAATAAATGTTCTTTAAAACTAATCGACAATTTTTATTGATGTCCATTATATTTTAGTACTGGTAATAGAAAAGAGATCCCATCCAAATCTCTTATTAACTTCTACTACCAGTACTGGCCCTTTAATGTAAAGTGCGAATCAAAATGTTGTCAATTTGCAAATGGTGGTTAATATCCATAACTGACTCTTGTCTCTCCAAAAACCAGTTTACTGTGTCTTGTTTTGTATTAATTCCACTAATATGTTTAACTATTTGTTTATATAATATCTGCAAAGCTTCAGTATCTTCTGGTTGAGGTAGTTTTGATATAATCTCTTCTGTACCAATCCTAACTATGTTCAAACCAGAGTCTTTCCTTTTTACTTTTGTAAATGTATATGGAATTAACTGACTGTTAATATTTTTACAAAATACAACAAACAAACCAGTTTTTACTCCATAACATTTTAAGTAGATGTCATCGTTGAAATTATAAACAACTCTAAAACCATTATTAAAAACTTCCATACTTAAACCAGGAAGGTCAAGTACTGGAGTGGTATCTGCATCTTCAAAGATAAAAAGTTTACGTTTTGGGATTCCACCAATCCCTTCTTGAACAGGAACAAGAACTGACATAATCAAAGTTTTCGAGGCGTCGATTCCTCTAATAGCAACCTTAACATGATTTATATTTTCAAACCTTTCATGGTTCTGTTCAAACCAAGTAGAAAGAGATACAGTACTTATCTCATATTCTTGAGTCTGGTTTTCGTTTTCTTCTTGTGATTCACCCCCTTCTTCTCTATTTTCCTCTTCTGTTGGTGTATCTAAGTCAGACTCAGAGAACTTTGGTTGCTCCTCCTCCTGTTTTTTAATCATTTCTACGAGATTTTCATTTTCGGTCATTCACTACTCTCCTTTGTTCATTTTAAATTCAGACAATTTATCAAATAAGCAGTATTATACTACTCATTCCCTAGTTCCGGTCGCCATAAAGAAACATCAATGTCTGTAAACGATTCTAAGGCAGCACCCGCCAATGTCATTATCTTCACAAGCGCGTCATATGTCACCACAGGAGCAGATTGTTGTACATCAGATTCTTTACATCTTAGTAACCAAGGAGGCAAGTCATCAGTCCAACTTTCTGTATAAGACGTATCTGCCCGCGCAAGGTAGGCTCTTAAGAACGTTAAGACACTAGCAGTATTTAAACACTCGTTAGACTTGTAACTCCCAAATGTTTTCTTTTGATAACGTCTTTCTTTGTTATACAAACGGGATATATCTTCTGGAGTCATCTACAATTCTCCTTTTAAGATTCATGATTATTAATGAAAAATAACTTGATAAGTTTGAAAAGTACTTTTTCGTAGAACTTACAAATCAATTTACTGAAACGGATAGATAGACCACTATCTCGTAGTCTACAGTAAATATGGAGAGGATTTAAAAAGTGTTGAAATTTTCTAGGGATCATCTAAGGTTTAAATTATACTCCCCTACTTTTATTTTTGTTCTATAACATATCAAATACCAAGCAACCTGTTCAAATGACTCCAATTTTTAGGGAGCTTCTCTGCATATTCTGACATATATTCTAAAACAATATCTCCACTCCACATATAACCCTTTCTTAACTTACCCACAAAACCCACCAAGTTAAGCTCCCCACCTTCAACTGAAAAAGGTCGGTGTCCTTTTCTATTTACTCGGTTCGACAAATGAACGACAGAGATCTTAGGCAGAAAATAACTAAATATTTTATGTTCAAACCAGATAGTTTCTGCGTGACTAGTATCAAAAGTCATTTTTAAGTTTGGAAACTTCTGACATACATTATAAATCTGAAGAGGACTTCTTAGTTCTTTTTTTCTCTTCCACATAAAGTTCTCAATACAAAGTTCATAAGTCCTTTTATTACAATCTATAAGATAATTTGCGAATTTTATTATACCTCTATTCGGGTGTATCACAAATTTTCGACTTTGAACATTACGGGAGAAGAAGTCCATTAATTCTACTATAACATCAAACTTCAATGATAAACAGTCAATTGGAAGATGAACTACTCTTACTTGTATGTTTCTTTCTTTAATTATTGAAACGATACTTTCTTTAAGTTCAAGACAAATCTTCGACTGATCTATAGATAATTGAATTGGAATATTAAAAGAATGGAAGTTCTTTAATCTCTCCAAAGACTCTTTGTCTCTTATTCCAAAGGATATCGATGTATTAATCATAATTGTCCTTAAATATAATATGTTTCGTCAAACCCACCTTTCACTCCTTTCCAGTTCACAGCAATAGCCTCAGAAGTATGAATTGATTCTTCATGGGTACATTTAATAATCCAATCATAAAAGTCCTCTCGTTTATTAAAGGCGTTAGAAATCTCTCGTATTGCATCTTCCACAAAAAGCGGATTTTCTGACGCAATCCTAGCAATCTCTTGTTCATCTATTCGTTTTACTATTGGATATGGAAGAGTTTTTACCACACTTTCTATTGTTTCGATAATGTCCTCTAACCAAACATAATGCCGTTCTACTACTTGAACTAAGACATCGACATAAGATCTTTGTGCATGAGGAAATCCAGTAGCTCCCTTCTCTACTAAGTTATTACAAAGTTCCGCCGAACATGGACAGTACGATGTATATTGTATTTTAACTCCTTGAAAAAACTTGAAGAGAGGAATGTCTTTGGTACCAGCGGATAGCCACTTAATCAACTGACCTTCAAATCTACATTTGTAATAAATTGGAAACTCATTGTTAGAAATTAGTGACTTCTTAGTTATTGGAAGTCTAAATTCAAACTTCATAAAACTAGTTTTTGAACCAATATTGACTCTTAAGTCTTCTAAAATCTCTCTTATTAAAACATGTTTTAATGGTCTATCTAAATACTTTTTTAAAGTGAGTAATAACCTTGACATCGAGATTCCTCTTATTGAAGAGTCTAAACTCGTTCGCATTGAGACGTTTGCCACTAGACTAGTAAAACCACCGTACTTCGATTCAAGTTCAAATGGGATTTCTACATTCTCAACTCCTACTTGTTGAATTGGAATCTCAATTCTCGGTCTTGTTTCTTGAATATCAGGTAAATCATCTTTTTTCATCAAGTCTATTCCTCTCATTATTAGAAACAACCTTACCTCTGACTTACTACACCTATAGCAGTTAAGTAGGCTTTTAACAACTTAACAGATTCTGGAGTAGCATCAATTTCCTCTTCCCTTGGTACTAAGTCAGCTTCGATAAAATTTCGGATATAGTCATTCTTTAAATCAATACAGTCAGACTTAGTTGTAAGAAATTCATGGAGATCAACTGGAGCATCATGGCCAATTAAACAAGCTGTTTCCATTTCACCGCATCTTTGACCACCCTTATTCTTTCTTCCACCAAGAGGTTGTAATGTCCTCCTTGCATACGACCCAATTCCTCTAGCCGCTAGTCGTTCTTCAGCAATATGGATCATTTTAAAGAAGTAAATAAAACCTACAGCAATATCATTCTCAAGAAAACTTTTTGAAACTGGGTCAAAAATCTTATACTTTGGCATAGTTTCTGTATACTCTAAAGCTTGTTCAATTTGACTTCTAGTTACAGACTCAAAAGGAGGTTGTATTAAAGTAAGATTCTTAATAAAGTTCTCATCTATTACTTTTGGACATTGTTCCATAAATTGTTTTGTATACCAATTTTCTTCGGTATTATCAATTATTTTAATATAATCGAACAAGTACTTTCTAACTTTTTTATTGTCATATTTTTCGTCTCTTATTCTCTTCAAGATCTCCTCTTTCAAGTCTTCTAATGACATCGCTAAATGTAACTCATATAATTGACCAATATTCATTCTTGAAATTATTCCAAGAGGATTAATACATATATCAACATGTCTTCCATCTTCTAACTGTGGCATCTTTTCATGTTCTACAATTTGAGAGATCACTCCTTTATTTCCATGTCTATTTGCAATCTTATCACCAACTTGGATCTGTCTAAAATAGACTCCAAACATTTCAACACGTACCCCATTTATACGTTCTTTTTTTACTTTATATTTTTCAACAAATGAAAATTTATCTAGTCCTTTATCTCGTATAAAACTAGAAGCAACGTTTTTCGATAAGGAATCTTTTAAGACCTGTTTAAAATAATTTTCCCGCTTTTGTTGTTCTTCAATCCTAGTTTCTATCCATCGTCTAAACTCTGGTATCTCGTCATTCCAAATATTCGGATAAATATTAACTTCAGTTATAATAAGTTTCTTTTGTGCCTCTAATTTAGTTTTTTCTTCAAAAACTGAAAAATGATTTTCAGACGAGATTTCTTTCATAATTGCATACGGTTTTCCAACCTCAATCGTCTCATACATATCTGGAAGTGGTTTATACTTTTCCTCATCGAGACTCAAAAGGACTTTGTTTGGCGGCAATGTAAAAGATAGGTCTTTATAATGTACAGAGGTAAAAACTCCTTCTTTAACTAATCGGTCTGATATTACAATACCATCTTCATAATTGTTTCCATAATAGGACATTACAGCTGTTAAAAGATTTTTTCCAAATTGTACTTCTCCACCCATACAAAAATTACTTTCTGCTAAAATATCTCCTGCTTTAAACTTATCACCCACTCTAACATAAACGTTCATAAAGTCCATGTTTTCAACGTAAATCTTTCTATATGATATATCAAAAATGTCAATATCTTTATCGTCGTATATAACTATTATAAAATTAGGATCTTGATAAATAACTTCTCCATCCTTTTTAGCTCTCTTTACAAATTGAGTATAATCAGTGAACAACCCTTCACAACCAGACTGGACTATTGGTACATCAAACTCTTTTAACATAATAGCCTGTCGCATCTGCGACGAAGCCATTTGTAGTCTAGTTTGATCATCATGTTCTAGAAATGGAATAAACGAAACAGGTACTGAAACTGGTTGTTTATCTAAAATTTCTTCGGTGAACCTTAGGTTCTCGTCAAGTTTTACGTTTGGAAGTAAATCTTGTAACACACCACAATTATCTCGGTCTGGCGTGTCAACTGGACATATCCTTCCCATCATTGATGGATAAATATCTCGAAGATGGGCTGGAACATTCTCTCTTTTAAAACCGCCTGGACCCAGAAGGCTTATCCTAGATAATTTCGTTAACTCTTCTATTGGATTAATTGAAAAGTCAAACTGAACAATATCAGAAACATTGCACTCAGAAAGAATCTGCGTTGAGTTAACATTAAACTTTGGCTGTCTTGTAGTTCTATTAGATAAACATAAGTCAAAAACTGCTTTTGACACTTTCGATAATACCATATATTCGAAACATCGTACTCTTTTATTAGTAAATAATGTGTCATCCAGCTCTTCTTTCTCAATTACAGATATCACTTCGTCTAGAATGTTGTCCTTCTCAAAAAATCTTCTTGTCATGATATCTGTTTTTAATACTAAGTCAATGGCATATACAATATCTTCCCCTTTTGACTTAGGATTAAATTTTGTATAATTCCTTCCTAACTCTGGTATAAAGTCGTCTTGCGTCATCCCTTTAGACTCAGTTTCACGTGTTTTCAAATCACTCATCAATTTGCCAATTAAAGAATCACTTTCAGGTTTTAAATTAGAAAGATTATACCTTCTCTCCAACTCTTCAGGACCAAAATATGAAAACATCAAAAGTGCCAAAGAAACTTTTTTATTTAAAAAAGTTGACTGGATAAATGGAGCCTCTTTTTCTTCAGAAATTGTCAGTGTAGCAACGTTTGTCCGTAATTTAATAGTTTGACCTCTTGTAACTATGGGAGTATCTATTAATTGAAATTGTGGTATCTTCTTTCGACCATTAATAACGATATAATTGTGGTCAACTAGTTTTGGTATTAACATACTTAAATCTACTTCAGAATTTCCTTTCTGAAGTCGAATAACTAGATTTTCTCTTAACGTTTTATTTAATTCACCAGACGAGAACTTGTGTTCTCGGAGATCAAGTTCAGCAATAGTAAATCCAAGTTCTTCTACTGGTTTTAAGATTTCTCGAACATTTTCTAATATCTCAGAATATTCTCGTTCTCTTATAACGAAGATATTCTGTTCCTTATTAACTTTAAAATATGGGTTCTTTATGTTCAATATTTTTTTCCTCCACACTCTAGTTTTAAATCTTCTGGAAGGTTATCGTAAATTCCTTTACAAATTCCTAATAGACCACCATCAGAGTAATCAGATAAATAGTTAAATGACATTTTACGTTCTAATCCCGAGTTCCAGTATTTACTACTCGAATAATAATCTCGTACAAACTTAAATAGTTTTCCTCTTATTTGTCGTCTTTGTTCAGAAATATTTTCTAAGCCTTCTAATAATCTAGATATATCAAAATTATCCATCTACTTTCTCTCCCTCTAAAATCTTGTCCATAATCCCTCGATATGAGTCAGTATTTAAGATTCCTCGGAGAATACTTCGTTTCGGATTTGAGAAAGCTAAACTTAATAACCATGACTCATAACTAGGAACTGTTTGTACGCTATGGAACTCTGGAGACACTTTGTCTCGATTAGACAAAAGACGCCACTTCTTTAAGTTCTTCCACATTAACTGTGAAACTACACATTCAAAGTGGACATGGTGGATTCCCTGACCACTACTATTATACACGTCAAATAATTCAGAAACTATATCTTCATGAGTTTTATCTTTAAACTGATGTAATAAGCCTGAAATTACAGACAAATCTGCAACAATATCCATTTGTTTCATATCAATACTGGCGTCGTCACTAATACCCTTGATAACTGCTGAACCAGATGTATGAAAAGTACGAAGAATAAGTTGCGTTCCTCGTTCTCCAAGTGACTGAGCGGCGATTACTCCAATAAATCTACTATGAAGTATTTTGTAAAGGTCACCATAACACTTATGACAAATCTTTGGACTCGTACAAAATATTGGACTTCTTAAACGGATTGTTTTTCCAATAAAACCTTTCCAGTTCTCAGGAGTAATTTGTTTTAACTCATTATTTTCTAGAAAATATCTCCAAACTAACATCTCTGCTTTCTTTGAATTGCTTATATAAACCTCTAAACAATCAGATGTTCCACAGTCGTCTAATTCTAAATCAATTTGTAAATTTACACAAGTAAATATCAGTTTTCTTGAAAGGTAACCTGATGTGCCTGTATTTAGTGCTACATCTAATAGTCCTTTCCTACAACCATAAGTTGAATTAAAAAATTCTTGTTGATCTAAACCATCTAATAAACTATTCTTAATTGGTACTGGTAAAATTTCTCCGCTAAAGTTTGATATAAATCCTCTTGTAAGAATAATTTGCCGTACTTGGTCCCAAGTTCCCCGCGCACCAGACTCAACTAAATAAGAATAAGTAAAATTCTTTTTTAGAAGTTCCTCCGTTTCTTTACTAGAAATATTAGTTAACTGAGTCCTAATATTCTCAGGTGAGTATAATAAACTTTTTACATTTTCAGAATCTTCGAAAAAACAATCACCTAATGACATTGTTGTTCCTAATAATGTAGAATATTTAAAACCCACTCTTTTTATATTATCTAGTATTTCCATAGTAACTATTTCGTTATATCTAGATTTAATATCATTTAAGATCTTTAACAACTTCTTCTTATTTACAGGTTCGTTTATTAGAGGATAATCTTCTGGTAAACATTCATTAAAAATCTTTATCCCCTTAGAAACCATACTTCCCTTACAAGAAGTCTCCTCTCTTAAATTTGAAAACTGATTATTTGTTAGACTAAAGATCCCCAACACCATATCTTGACCTGGAGGAGTAGTAAGACTCCCATTAGCGGGACTGCTTAAGTTCTTACTAACAAAAAGTTTCTCTCTAACTTCTCTCTTACTTGCCTCTGATATTGGAATATAAACTGCCATCTGGTCTCCGTCAAAATCTGCATTAAACGGAGAACAAACAAGCGGATGAATTTTAATTACTGAGTCTAAACTAATCTTAATATTAAAACCTAACATTCCAAGTCGATGAAGAGATGGTTGTCTATTCAAAATACATACTTCATCTCTTGACAACTCCTCACAAATTTTAAAAAGAACAGGTGATTTTTGTTTAATACATTCATCAACAAAATCAATTGCTCTATTTAATAACTTAAACCTTCTAATTTCCAGTAACTTCTTTGCAACTGGAATCTTAAACATTTCTAAAAACATTAAATACGGAATAACACACTCATTTAAGTTTAAGGTTGGATCTGGAACGATTACTGCTCTCCCTGAAAAGTCAATTCGTTTCCCTAGTATATTTCCCCTAATAAGACCCTCTTTCTTCGAAAGTTTGTCAAGAATATGATAATACAATTCGTTAACATCTTTTTGTAATTGTTTAAAATAAGTATAAAACAAAACTTTGTCTCTACCTATATCAATGATAGTACCTTTCATTATCTCTTTTTTTGTAAGTATTTGTACATAATATCTATTGATCTTATCAACTACTTGATTGTTTTTGCTTACACCTTTAGAGGCCGGTCTTAAATCTGGTGGAAGAACTATTATATGGTTAATAAAAAGCATGTCAATATTGTTCTTAATTAGTTGCCAATCTTTAAAACCCTCACTTGCAAGATTAGTTGCTAAGTCTAAGACTACCTTTTGGATTGCTTCGAACTTTTCCCATGTCTGAACTTTCTTTGGAACTTTATCTGGATTACTTGTAACAACGTGGTCTTCTCCGTCCATATAGAGAACACTTTTATCATTTTTCATTAACATATCAATGACAGACCTTATGTCATTTCCTCCAACGCTAACAACTAAGTCATAGAACATCGGATTAACTATTGGTATTGGTAATGTTATCTTAGCAAATCGTTTCCTTCTCTCATAACTGTTTACAATATCGACATTACAAATCTTACATGTACCACCAGATCTAGAAACTCCATAATATGTTCCACATTGACAAGTATAGTTTCTCACTGGTCCAAAAATTTGCTCTGAAAACAAACCTTCTGGATGAAATCTTTTCTTTAACATAATTTTAACTGAAGTAACTTCTTTTAGATCTTCACAGAATTTATTATAATCCAAAATTTTTGGCATAGTCGTCTCCTTTATGACTGAAATTTATTTTTGATAAATTCTGCTATCTCAATAAAATGTTGTTTTACCTTCACAGATATTAGTTCATCAATGTCTGGAAGGATTGAATTTATAACCTCTTTAATTTCATCTTTCGTAACTTCATTTTGTGTTTCTTCAATCATTTTTTTTACTAACTCGATTATCTCTTGTTCAACTTCTTCACTTAAAATTGTCATCTATTTTTCCCCTTTTCCGATTTTGTATCATTATTCTGTTTCTTTCAAAAATCTTTCTTATCTTATCTTCTATAAACTTTGAAAGAATACTTCGTTTTGAAGAAATACTTTCTTCGTGATTTATCTTTTTCATTTTTACCCAGTCCTTAACTTCAATTTTTTCATATTCGATCTCCCCCCACGGAGTAAAATAACAATTATCTATATTGAGTATATTAATCATATGTTCTATGTACTCTCTAGTTCGTTCATTAAAAGGAAGGTTCTTTAGTTCGAAAGGGATACAAAAGTCATTCGTATCTGGATCAGAGTTTGGATGTACTGAATCCAAACGAATAGAGTCAATTTTACCATCAACTGTTCTAACAACATAACTTCTAACAACATACTTTGGATCAATATCCGTAATTCTAAATAAACTGTTCCTATATATCATCTTCCTCGGAACTATAACTTTTTTTACTTCTATCTCTTTTATACTCATTATGCAGCCCCAGTTTCTGGAATTAATACTACATAACTTTTGTTCTCCTCTTCGTATGTTGATATTACAAAGTTATTAAATATTACTGGTAAATTTAACATCGACGTTAAGTTAACAATAACATCTTCTCCCGATCTTAACGCTCCTCTGGGTATAGTTTTAACAGAAACGTTCTTCTCACCAATACACATATTCACATCTAAGTCTGACTTCTTATTCATCTTAAGTATTGGAAGTAAATTTTCTCTCAAATTTATTAACTTTTCTTCTCCAACTACAGTATCATAAGCTACATCGTCTGTTTTTTGGTTCATTTGTTTTAGGTAGTCTAAGTCAAACTTACTTACATTGTTGTCTCTAATTGAAGAAGAAATAACACCATTTTCAATCAGTACTAAAACCATATTCGCTGCATTTCTAAGGTCACTCTTTGATAAGCTACTAGTATATCTTCCTTCAAAATGTTTGTCATATTTCACATTCTTCCTACAGTCAACTATCATATACCTTGAAGAGATATATAATCTAACATCTACCAACTCTTTTCTATCATATACAAAGTCCCTACAATCTAATACTAGATCACAAACTGGAAGAACATTTTCTTCTTCTATAAATCGCACATTCAGTTTTGTTATTTTTATATCTTCATTCTTTGAACGAATAATATCAAAAAGAGCGTCAGTTTTCAGTTTTCCAACATCATTCCACTTATAAATTGAATTCCTTAGATTCTTCTCTTGTACTTGGTCATAGTCTACTATAACTATTTCTTCCACAGTTTCTAGCTCTGAGACCGAGTCAGTTACAAAACCACCAAGAGTTCCAAGACCAATAATAGCTATACAAGAATACATTTATTTTCCTTTCATACTAAAATAAGAGATTCTTTGTTAAAAATCAAGAACTTTATCGACTACTTTCAAAATTGTTTATTAACTCCAAAATTCCCTCCGAATGGTCTAAAAAGAACTTAACTTCCTCTTTCGTAAGTCGTCCAACTTTCGAGTATGAAGCTGTTCCATCTTTTTTCTGAAACATCCTGGAGATCTGAAGTTTCGCTTCTCCGCCGTCGTAAGAGAAGACTGAAAAATGGAGCGACGAATCTCCCTGTTTCATCTCAATCATTTTTATCAAAATATCCTTCTTTTCATCATAGGCCATCTTTCCCTCCAAATTAAAACTTGACGGGACGAATTGAGATCCGCCCCGTCTTCTAAAGGAATTACAATAGAAATAACTTCTTCTCTATATCTGTTGGTTGCGGCATAAACTCCGATTTGTAGTCAAAGATTTTAGAAGTCTCCTCTAATGGATAGTCACGAGGAATCCTATATAGAATTTTAACTTTCATGTTCCCATTTGAGTCTTCTTCTGTTTGAGTTTTAACATCCCCTTTCTCAATATCTTGAATTTCAGTAAGAACAGGGAGAACTTTATCGTTAAAATAATCTTTGTCTTCTTTTGTTTTTATCCTCATAGACCTTCCAACAAACAAGGTCCTCCAACGATATGGATAGTTATTAATTGGTTCAGAACTTCCTTCACTTTCAGCAGCTTTGAGAGCTCTACTTAGAGCAATTCCTCTTCCAGTGGCTTTCGAGAACGAGTCCAAAACTGAACATATAGCAACTCCTCTGGCCATCATAGCTTTGTTGTCACTAAAAAGAAGACAAGCTGTAAAGATGTTCTGAGTTACTAAAGATTTGTGACGATAATATTTTATCATGGATACTTTCAAGTCATCCATTCTTTCTTGTACTGTTTTTCTCATCTTTCTAATTCCTTTGTTTTAAGTAGTAAGGGACTGGTTACAATAACCAGTCCCCAACAAACTAGTTCTCTAGCAGCCCTTTGATCCAGCTGTTTTCAAGAACTCAAGTGTATCATTTGGCTTCAGAATATAACTATCGGTCACAGGATTGCCGTTAACAATACCCTGTGCTAGTCGGTCCACATTCAGAACTTCTTTCAAGAACTCCGCAACGGCACCAACAGTTTTATTAGCCAAGTCAAAATCACCAGAAGAAGCGCCACAAGAAACTCGGACAGTTGTAGTAGTCCTATCACCTTTACGATTTGCAGGTTTCGTAAGACGACTTTCAAAAGAGGCTGCCATAGCAGTTACTCTCTGGTCAACCTTCGGTCTGTCAGTCTTCGGTGTGTCAGTCTTCGGAGCTACTGAAGGTACACCCTGGTTCTCAAGGATGGCGCCAATAATAACGTCTTTCCTTTTCTTAGACATTCCAGGAATGTTCAGATTATAAACACACATTTGTTTCAGTTCTGCGGCTGTCTTCGCTTCCAGTTGCTCTTTTGTATATGTAGACATTTACTACCTCCTTCGTTTTACTGATCTAAACTTCGAGTCAGCTGACATTGTTAAAACATCAAAATAAATCTCAGAAAACTTATAGTTTTCTTTTATAGCAACATTATAAAATGCCCAACACATAATAGTTGCTACGCCTAAGTTAGTAAAGAATAACTGTGGTTCCGATTGAGATAACTCCTCGCACGACATCTCATCAGGCGATTTATCAACTGGATTTTGTATTTCTGGATGATAAGAACTTAAGTCCGGTGTTAAATCTTTACCCTCCCTTCTAACATAAATTTGGACATTCCCATCCGTAAACTCATTTCCGCCCGAAATAAGAGTTACATCATGTAACTCTTTACAAAAATCAGAAACTAACTTCCTTGTTTTGTGATTATCTACTCCTAAGAGTACTGTATCATTCTCTTTAATTACTTCTGAGATTATTTCTTCATTAACAAAATAAGGAATGTGACTGATATTTATTCCACTAAATTTACGACTTAACTCAACTTCTTTAATTGTGGCTTTGTTACCAAACTCTAAAAACTCTTGTCGTTCAAGATTCTTACGTTCATAGGCATCACCATCAACAAGAGTGATTGAAGATTGGAAGTCTTGCAAGTGCTCTACAAACCTACATACTTTCTCAGAAAGAACAGACCCAACACCACCTAAACCAATAATTTTAATATTTACTGTTTTCATTAATATCCTCCTACCCCATAAAGTCACCCATAAAGTCAGGTGACAAATCAACCTCTCCGGTTTCTGATTCCTTTGATTCTATTAAGTCATTCATAGCAAGTTCAACTTTAAAGTTTCTAAAAAGACAGTCTGAACAAGGACTATACTCTTGTTTCTCATCTTTAATCTGAGATCCCTGCTCAAACATCACAACGTCTTTAACATTTCGTGTAGTACCCATTTGTAAATTTTTATATAGATCTTTTAGATAACTAGTCCCTACTTGATAACCTCTAGCATATTTCTTCGACTTAACAAAATTAAGCCATCGTTTGTCAAACTTTTTTTCTTCATTACTTGCAAGAACTGTATATCCAAGTTTACTTTTAACATTTTTCTTATATTTTTTCTTTCCATTAACTACTTTAAAACCTGGTTTAAACATCGATGGCCACCAGGGAGTATGTTCGACTAATTCTAAGCCATCTATATATTTAGATGAACTTGCATTAAACCTATGTTCATTTGACATGATTGAAGTAGAAACTGACACAAATTGTTTATCTACATTACCTATTGTTATATGCAGTCCATCAAAATGCTTTTCGTCCATATGATCGATACTAGAGTGAAAAGCTGACATTGATCCATGACTATGAATAGAACCTATCAAATCATATCCATCATATAGAACATTCTTAATATAGTCTATTCCAGCATAAGAAACTTCTTGTGGAGGAACTTGTAGTATATATCTTTTTTTATTCATATTATAATGTAGAAGGACACATGCCTCACTTTTCTTTAAACTATAAACTTGTTTGAAGAATTCTAATATCTTAGCGAACTTTTCAGCAGGAATTTTCCGAATGTTTAATTCTGCTATTGGCTCAATTTCTTCTAAGATCGAAATTTGATTAACAGGTGCAATACTCTCAAGGATTCCCACTTTTTTCTTTAAATAAATTCCTCCTTTTGCAATAATATAGTAAATATCATCATCAGGCAATTCATTTTTTCCATCATTGACAACTATTTTGAACATTAAGTAACCTCCTGTCTACTGAAAAAGCCAAATTAGATTCTGGAACTTCTGTATAAAGTCCATGAAAGTTTGGAAACATTTTTTTCCTCGTAAAGTTTAACGTCTGACTTTCTGTATATCTTGGAGTAATAAAACCATAACGATTAGAAGTACGACTCGAACTAGCCCTATCAAGTCCAAAATATGTTACAATAGCACTATAATCTTCAATTTTAAAAAGCGACCTCTGACCATCATAACTGCTTAAAACATACATATAATGCATAAGACTGAAATCAGAACGATATTCAAACATATCACCAGTTTGGATTCGCATCCTACTTAAGTTTATGGGAGCGTGTTCCAAATTTTTCCACAACACGGACTCAACTGGAACAAGTTCGAACTTCTCTATAAGGTCAAACATCCACAATGT